CCCTGACAATATTGTTCACACGTTGCTTAGAAACAAAATCTACGAACCAGATGTTGACCCTAATCAACTATTGGATTGTGATGTTGAGGCCATTCTAATCTTCTTAAGGAACTCTTCCTTTGGTCCCGAATATACTTTTACACTTAGGGACCCGAAGACTCTTAAAGACTTCCAACAAACCATTCTATTGGACGAACTCAATGTGAAACAGGGGTCGATGGAACCTGGTAATGACGGATTGTTTGAATTTCAACTTCCAGTTTCTAAGGCAAATGTGAAATGTAAGTTGTTGACAATGTCTGATATTAAAGAAATCCAAAAAATTCAAGACGCATACCCTGATGGTGTTGTTGCTCCTGTGGTGACAAAAAGATTGGAGATGCAAATTGTTTCATTAAATGGTGAGACCGATAAGGGTCGTATTGCTCAAGAGATTATGACAATGCCGATTGCGGATTCAAAATTCATAAGAAATTCAATGAGAGATGCGGAACCACGTTTGGATTTGGACCGCACATTTACGGCCCCGTCTGGAGAAAAGGTGACTTCTCGTATCACCTTTGGGGCTGAGTTTTTTCGTCCTTTCTTCTGATTATAGGAAATCTATGCTTGACGAAATCTACTATTGCGTCAAGGAACTTGGATTTAGTTACTCTGACTTAATGAACATACCGGTCTTTGAGAGACGGTATTTCATAGATAAGTTTGTTTCTGATATGGAAAAAATTAAAGAACAACAAAGGAAATCCAAGTAAAGATATTTATTAGAAAAGATTAGTTCATGTTTTTACAAGATACAGGAGGTAATACAGACCCAAAATCATTAACTGAGATTCTAAATAGTTTTAGACAAGAGTTTACTCAAATGTCGAGCGCAATTTTGAATTTTGAAACTCAGGCAAAAAAAATCACAGCCGATATTTTTGGTCAGGGAACCGCGTTTGCTGATTCTGTAAGACTCAGTATGGCGGGTGCTGCTCAGAGCACTGCCGAGTTGGGAGTAAGAGTAGATGATTTAGCTACTACCTATGGTGCGATTGCACAACAATTAAGGACTAATGTTATGTTAACTGAAGACCAGATTGTTAAGTTTGCTGAGTTTCAAAAGGCAACCAATATTACCGCAGAACAAGTAGGGGTATTAGTAGAGGGCTTTGCAACCTTAGGTGTTGGACCTACTGAAGCCGCAAAGCAGATGAGTGATATGGCTAAGACTTCACGTCAATATGGTTTGAATACTGCTCAGTTTATGGAGAAAGTTGGTGAAAACCTTAAACTCATGAATTCTTATAACTTTAGAGACGGTGTTGAAGGGTTTACAAGAATGGTTGCGAGGTCACAAGCCCTTCGTATTAATATGGCGGATGTAACAGGTTTAGCTGCGAAACTGTTAGACCCTTCTGAAGCGATTAATTTAGCCGCACAATTCCAAGTATTGGGTGGTGCTGTTGGTGCATTAGCTGACCCATTCCAATTAATGAACATGGCTCAGAATGACTTGGAAGGGTTACAAAACACCATATTAGATGCCGCATCCGCAGCGGTTACCTTCAATGAAACCACAGGGGAGTTCCAAATTGGGGCGACTGAAATGAGAAGGTTAAGAGCACAAGCAGACGCTTTGGGTATGGATTACGAGGAATTGGCTAATACTGCCGTGAAAACCGCTGAGAGAAATCAAAAACTTGATTATCTACAATTCTTAGATGCTACTCCCGAACAAAAAGAAATGTTAGCCAGTTTAGGTCAACTTGAAGACGGTGAAGTTAAGGTAAAAGTTCAAAATGAAGAAGGTAAAGATGTGTTGGTTAGTGCATCAGAGGCCCTTAACAAGTATTCAGACCAACTTAATAAAATGACCGATGAAGCCAATTTAGATGACCGAGAAATTGCTCTTCGTCAAATGAATGCATTAGAAGAGATTGAAAAGGCATTATTAGACCCATTAATTCAAGTTCAGGCTGAGGTTGCTGGTAGTGAAGCGTTTACCGAAATTAGGTCGACTATTAAAGGAACTGCGGAATCTATTGCTGAGTTTTCAGACAAGATGATAGGTGATAGTGGTGTAGTTGGAGAATCAATAACAAAATTCTATAAAAGTTTTCAAACAGGAGTTAAAGAGTTAGGTGAAAAACTTCAAAAACCAACGACATATGAGGGTATGATGACCAACTTCAAAACAATATTCGATGGTTTGTCGAGTAAAGTTGCGGAAATCGAATTATCTGAATATGGTATTGACATGTCATCAATGACTCAGTTGGAAATTATGAATCATCTTAGAAATATTAGAAGTGGATTAGGAGGTGGAAGTAGTACTGCCTCAACAACCAATCTTGGTTCATATACAGTTGATAACCCACTACCTGTCAACTTAGCTAAAGTTGAGAATGATGTGACTGTAAAAATTGACCCTATGACTATGAATTTTGAAGACTTAAATGTAAATCACGGAGGAACAATTCAACTACAGGGTGTTGGTGGTGTGGATATTAATAATTTAACGGCAACACAACTACAAGAATTAAGTATTAAATTAAAAACATACATGGACCCAAGTAATATCTTGGGAACATAAAAATAGTGGTTAGGCTATTTATATAAAAAAAGAAAATAGATGCCAAGTCCATTATCGTTTGCTTCTACAGAAACTTTCAGAACACAACTATTAGTTAGAAACTTAGAGCCATATTCTGAGGGAGGTTTCGTTGCGTCCTCAACACCTGCACAGGGTGAATTGAATCAGACAAACTATTCTGTGGTTGACAGTCCAAATGTTGTGGATGTGGGTCAACAAGAAGAAACTTTTCTAATCACCAAAAACTGGTACGGACCTGCCGGCGGTTATGACGACCCAATAGATATTACGGATGTTCAACGACTAATTGAAAACAGAGACACTTACTATAAGTTTGTTTCATCATACTACACGTCTTATCAAATATTACTTCAAGACAATCCTGTAGGTTCAAGTGGTTCACTATCACAGGACTCTATAATGATGCAAATTGGTGCAAAATCATTAAAGAATGAGTTACAATATAGAGTTGATGAAGAAGTTAGACAAGAAACATTAGGTCGATTAAACTTCCTTAATGCGGCTCAAGACCCATTCTTAGTTGCTGATATCATCAGAGGAACGAATGAGTTTATTGAACCTGATTGGACCATTTCATCACCAACAAACCCTGTTGGTAAAGGGTTAGACTATATTTCAAGGATTAGTGGAGTATATGTTCCATTCTCATGGATACCTGGTGATTACTTTAACCCTGAAGGTAAAAAGAGTTTTATTAACCAAGCAGCCAACTTTGTGGGTGGGTTATTTGCTAATGATAATAATGTGGACGGAGCAATTCCAAGTCCTAAGTTATTACCTGAAAAGAGAAACGGTTCTGATATTTTCCTAAATAATACGGGTAGAGGTCAATCTTCTGCGTTGTTTAGAGCATTGGAATACAATGACTTTAGACCTGACTATAAAGCAAACTTCCTTTCAGACCTTAACTTAACGGCACCAAACGGGGCATATTATGTGGGTAGTAGAACACAATCTCCGACTGATGTATTATTCCCAAATAACGAACTTCCTGTTGATTATAAGAATAAGAGAGTTCAATCTGCGGTTAGAGGGTATGGTCAGTTATCAACATTATATGAAGGTGAAGACCAAAACTTTAAGTTTGGATTAAACGCACCACTTCCAAGTGAGGAAGGTGGTTTACAAGGTGGATTTACGTGGATATCACCAAAGAGTAGACCTGCAGCTGGTAAAAAAGGTGGTGTTGGAGGAGATACAGGTTCTGAAGATGCAAACTGGAACGATGTAAGTGCTACATTCAACAGTACCATATCCACAAACTATTCATTCAAACAGGGGTCTATTATGGACGAGACCCAAAGACTTATCAATTCAGCAGACGGATTGGGAGGTCAAGCCAAACTTCAACACGTTGGTAATGCTATCGACCAGGTTTCCAAAGTATTTTATGATGGGACCAGAGAGATTACCAAAGGTTCGAGAGTTATGTCTTTTATTGACCAAAACGGTGATTTGGTTGGAACGGAATATTGTAGAGTGTTTACCAAAGACAACCCATACTTTAAGATGAATGACTTACAAAAGACTGATGGTAATATCCGTAAGTTTAGTTATTCAGTATTGGATAATACCTACAATTTAAATATTGCACCAAACTATGGTGATAGTTCAACAAATGTTGTTGATGGTCAGGTTAAGAAATACATGTTATCTCTTGAGAATTTGGCTTGGAGAACGACTGATATGCAACAAGACCTTCCGTCTTGTGAGAAAGGTCCTAATGGTGGACGTATCATGTGGTTTCCTCCATACGATTTAAGAGTAGATGAGAGTGTTGCGGTTAGGTGGACACAGAATGACTTTTTAGGTCGACCAGAACCTATCTATACTTACAATAACACTCAAAGACAGGGTAGTTTATCCTTTAAGATACTTGTTGACCACCCTTCAATCCTTAATTTATTGATTGATAAGGAGTTGGCAAACGTTACTCCAGATTCTAAAATTACAAAGATTGTTGACAGTTTCTTTGCGGGATGTAAGAAATACGACATTTATGAATTGGCAAGAAAGTTTGGTCAGCTGTCAGTTAATGAGATTTACGAGATTGTTACCAAAACAAAAGATATTGACCAATTCCAAAAGGCTAAAGAAGAACTTCCGCAACCAACAGAAGGTGAAACTACTGTTGTTGAAAATGTTACTGAGAAACCTTCTTTATCTGAGTTTGAAGGGGCTACTGTTTATTTTGACAATAATACACCTTCACCATCCTCTGGTATTTGGAGTAATGAAAGTTACGGAACAGTTTATTCAAATTATATTACAAACCAAGGAACATATCAAAACCAAAATAAAAGTAATGTTTCTGCTATTGATAACTTCTTTAGTTCAGAAATTGTTGCAGGTAAAAACCAATTAGATGTTTTGATAACTCAAATTGTTGAAACTATTGAGAAAGGTTACACGGTTGAGATTACCCTGAAAGGATATACCTCTTCATTGGCATCTGCAAGCTATAATGAAGAATTGTCAAAAAGAAGAGTAGATGCGGTTCGACAATATATTTTATCGGACCCAAGAATATTAAATATTAATCAACAAACAGAACTGGGTAAGGTTACTGTGAATTATTTTGGTTTTGGTGAATCTGAGTGTGATAGTGGTAATGAAGTATACACGACAACTGCGATGGAATGTAGGAGAGTTGAAGTTACAAACATTACTGTTTTCGAGCCGAGAGAAACTGAACAGGACAATACTTTAGATGAGACTGAGGCAATACAACAACAAACCAATCCAACTGCGGGTAATAATGATGTTGAAACTGACAACGCCCCTGCAACGAGAAGTAGTGATGAGGTAAGACTTAGAGAGGGTGTTACTAAAAAATTACTTAGAAAATTGTTGACGGAATGTAATTACTTTGAATCAATCACAGATGACACCTCGTTCTTATATGAGGGAATGAAGGAGAAGATTAAATACTTTAATCCGGTATTCCATTCAATGACGCCAGAAGGATTAAACTCGAGACTTACCTTCTTACAACAGTGTCTAAGACCAGGTAACACCATACCAACTATCGGACCTGATGGAAAACCATTGGACAACGACGCATTGAATACTTCGTTTGGTGTTCCACCAATTTGTGTTTTAAGGGTCGGTGACTTCTTCCATACTAAAATTGCCATCAATCAGATGACAATTCGTTACGAGCCATTACAATTAGACTTAAACCCTGAGGGTATCGGTGTTCAACCAATGTTGGCCGACGTTAACTTATCTTTCTACTTTATTGGTGGACACGGATTGAAAGAACCTGTTCAACAACTTCAAAACGCCTTGTCGTTCAACTATTACGCAAACACTGAAATGTATGACGAGAGAGCAACTGCCACAGAAGATACTAAGAAGATTGATTTGGAAACTATTGAGGCATTGGACTTATCAGTTCCGTTTAGTCAACAAGATGCTGCGGGTGGTGGTGACCGAGATGGTGGAACCACTATTGGTGAGATTACTTCTCAAAATATAACAAACTCAGGTCAAACAATCACAGGAACAATCAAATACCAACAAAATATGGATGATTTGATTGGAAACACTAAGACATATTCAGACGCGTTAACTAAGACATTGGAAGATATCAATGAAGAATTTGGTCAGTCTGGATTGTTTATGTTCACCAAAGATAGAAAGTATATTAATGGTTCAATGAAAACAACTGCCAATCAAACAGATTTATATGGTAAATCTGAAAAATTACAAGATAAGATTGACACATTATTTAGTGAAATAAAAAAGGATGTTGATAATGAAACCTCACCACTTTTGATTGATGGAAGTAATACATTTTCTCAAGTGCCATCATTTAAAAAATCTGAAATTAGAAAATATAAGAATAAAGTTAATGAAATCTTAGCTTCGTATAAGGACAATTTTAGTATTACAATGAATGATATTCAAAGTGATTTAATATCTGCCGAGCAAGATTTAATTTATAACATTGACCGGTTAAACTATGTATATTCATTAAATGATGGATTCATTCAACCAAACGGTCAGGTTGTGATTTATTCTTTATCAGCAACCACTAATGTTTATGACCCTAATGGTCCCGCGACTGATACACTGTTAGAGATGGAACAAGATATGGATTATATATCTGCCGATTTAAATGGGACTTTATTACAGCTGGAATCTAAAAATTTAATAAGTGACGATTATAGTGATAGTTGGTCTTTTTCTTTAGAAGAAACACTACTTGCAAATTCATCACAAAAAAGATTGTTTACTGTTATTCAGAAAGATGTTCTTGGTAGTAACAACCTTAAAAATGAATTAATCAAGTGGATAGATGAACAATCATTTAGTAATCCACAAATTTGGAAAGATGTCATTAATAAAATTTTTGACACATTAAATAGTATATATTCGAGTCAAAAATCAAAGATGGAATCACAATTCACTGATTATAAAAACAGTGCCATCATTGGAAATACCTATGAACCATACACTTTGGGTAAGGTTAGAGAGTTTAACTTCTCTGAGTCAGCTACACAGTCACAAACTCAAGTTGAAGGTCTAAGAAACCTTTACAGTGGTGTTAACTCAGGTTCTGCAAATAAATGGAACTACAAAGTAAAACTTAACTAATGGATTATTACAATAGATATCAGAACTTTTTATTGAATGGTCAACAAACTGTTGTTCCAAATGTAAAATTGCCTTCAAAAACTACAGATAAGAAGTATGTTTATAGACAGGGCATGAGCCGCTTAGATAAGATTAGTTATGAATTTTACAATACACCATACTTTGGTTGGTTGATACAAATGGCTAATCCTAATTTGGGTAGTATGGAAAATAACATTCCTGATGGGACTGTTTTGATAATTCCGTTTCCTTTGGTTCAGTCCCTACAAGATTATAAAAACGCAATAGATACGCATTTCTATTATTATGGCAGGTAACCCAAATTACAGGAGATTCACCGCAAGTGAGAAAGTCGCATTTACAACATATAACAACATAGTCCTCGTAGACCCTAACACCGTTGTAGATGCTGAAGGTAACGCACGCGAAAGATTAGTCCAACATGAAAATTTGGTGATGTATGCCAATCTTCAAGCCAATATCTTACCGAGAACAAAATTAGCCGTCGGAGAAAACTTTGACGAAAAGTCTGATTTGATTCAGGTTGCAAATTTTGGAGGGACTGAAGACGGTAAGATTAACTTCCTGAAACCTCAAGGGAAAAACTATTTGGACACCAGTTGGACAGACCAGTTTACAGGTCAAAGACAAGATGACGGTGCGGGTATCAATCAATCTCAGGTGACAAGTTTAGAAACGGGAAAACGAGCAATTCGTAACTCTCAAGACACTCAACTATTAGGTATTACTAACATTAAGATTAATAACAACTCATCTTTTATTCCTGTTGTGGATATTGAGATGGTTGACATTCAAGGGAGAACCCTATTTGAGCAGGGGGAAAACTCACCATATTCTGCATTTATGCAAATGCCATATCCATTGTTCTATTTAACTGTGAAAGGTTACTATGGTAAGGCGGTTAAGTATGAATTGATGTTGAAGAGTTTCAATGCTAGATTTGACCCTTCAGATGGCAATTACAAACTAAGTTTATCATTTATTGGTAGGACCGCGGCCATTCTTTCAGATTTACCTTTGGGGGCGTTATTTGCATTACCACATATGTATGAAACAATATTTGAGGAAAGGGAAAATGATGGTGTATCAGACTATAATGGTGATGTTACCACACGTGAAACAAGAAATGTCCAAACACAAAACGCATTAGATTCTTCGGGGACTGAACAATACGAAACATACAATCGTATTACCACCACTCGAGGAATGCAGAAAATTCACCAGACGTATCAGTATTATAAAGGGTTAGGGTTGGTTGATGAAAACTTACCCGAGTTAACACTCTCACAGTTGGCGTATAGATTGGACGCTATTGAGACATTTATAACAAACACAATGTCTGAGGTTGACCTAAGGTCCATCAATGATATTAAAACATATAGACAAACACTTGAAATATTTAGGTCGTATGTTGCAATTAACGTTCCGGCTTCGTGGTTTAGAAATTACTTAGACCCCTCAAGTGCCATCGTATTAAATGATGGTAAAGTGTTATATACATTTAACGCTGAGACTGATGAGACTCAGGAAAAGATAGATGCTAAGGCGGAGTTAAAGGCAAAGTTTAAAAAATATTCTGAAGAGTTAAGGAATAATGAAACATTTGGGACAAACGGAACCTACACTGTTTTAGGTAAAGAACAATCGTCTGCACTTAGCTTTGACGTGAATTATGATATGTTGATACCAGATTCACTTACTTTGGACGATATTGATTTTGAAAAGACATTTATTCGTCAGAAAAACTTTGTTCCAAATCAATCTGATTTAAACACATTCAAAACACAATTTGCCGTTAACTTTGAATTGGGGGAAGATTATGTGAATGCAGAATTGGAGTTGATACAGGGAGATGTGACCTTCTACTTCTTTGGTGAAAACAATGATAGTCCGACATATTTTAACGGGTCGTTCTTATCTAAGATGGATATATTGGAACAACAATTCAATGTGATGTCTGAGAGAATCGAGAAGGAACTGTCCGAAGCCTTAGCCGAGAAGATTGAAGACCCACAAACCGGATTAGGGTTCAAACCAACAATTAGAAACGTTGTTGCTATTTTAATGGCCAATGTGGATGCGTTCTATCGTTTGATGGACGATATTCACAGAGAGGCGTGGGACCTAAAAGACAACCCACAAAGGTTGAGAGTTATTGTGGACCCTGAAAAGGGTGATGGTGTGGACACGAAAGATATGGTCCAAAATGGGAATGTATTAAATGAAAACTCATTTGTATATCCGTGGCCTCAGTATTTTCAAAAAGAATACGACGACCAAAACAACCAAAGATATGTGGTTCGTTACATTGGTGACCCTAAATTAAGAAATAGAACGAGAGCGTATGACTACTCGTTATGGCCTGAGGTTGGGTTCTTAGAAAACTATATTAAGGGACAGTTGCAGAGAGAGGAGATGCCTCCGCCACTAACAAACAATAATCAGAAAAAGATTGCTAACTATATTCCTGTAAGTGCAATGGAATATCCTTTATTACTAAGGGCATATCCAGACCTTAACGAGATTACGTTCCTATATGAGATATGGGAGAGGACATACTTACAAAGTAACTATTCAAACATATTCAGACCAACTCAGAGTAGTCAAAACTTATACAATGTGTTAGGTAGGTTTGAGGCTAAGACCATTAAAGATGCTATTAGCTCTGACCCATTCTTAATGATGAAACTTAAGAACTTAGGATTGAACAGTCAGAACTTCTTATCGTTGTTGAGAAGTGTGTCGGGGAATGGTCAAGGTCAGAGATGGGCGTTGTTTGAAAGGGATTTATACACTTCAACTGCTGTTAAGTCATTAATAGATACTCAAAATGGTATCTATAAGTTTTCAGATGATGATGTTAACAGGATACAATCAGAACCTGCTGATGAGTCTCAAGACAACCTTAAAGAGTATATTGTTTCTCCGTTAACTAATGAACTTACGTTTACTGATGTTTATCCATATACCAATCTAACATGGATTACCAACAATTTCTCAAGTGGTGTGGACTACAACTCGTTAGAAAAGGCAAACTCAACGACTAACAATATGTTCTTTATTGAGACTCTCAAAATGTTGGCAAGTTTTAATCCTGATAATGCGGAGAACGGATATGATTATTCGCCGGTCTTACCAGATGATTGGTTTAACTTTAATTCATTAAAGATTGAAGGGTTAACCAAAGAAACATTTAGGGTTGAAAGTATTGATATGATGGTCAACAACGAATACGGTGTGACGGAAGGTAATGTCGATTATGGACCTAATTACTCAGGAAATACAAATAGAATTCAACCTCTATCATTATTGAATACACCTTACTTTATCAATGCAATTAGTGAGGGCGTTGATAATGAAACAAACGGTGTTGCGGACCCGTATAAGAATTTGAGTTATATATTCTTAAATTCATTGCCGGTTTCAATACTAACAGAAAAATTCAACAATACTGGAGACGCGACTGTAGAATCGAGTTTTATTGGGAATACATTTAATAAGTTTGCGGCAATACATAAAGTTCCATATGCTTTCATATTAAAATATGGTTCAATATGGCACAGATACAAAACATATATCCAAACAGGGGTTGATATCTTGGATAGTGTGTGGACTTCAATCAATGAAGATTCACTATATGACCCATTAAACGGGCAAAAGACTTCATTTTACAACATCACTGACTATCAGGGAAGTGCATTCACATATACAATGAACTTTACAATTCCTCAGTTTGGTGTGTTTAACCCTTCCAATATCAGTAATGTTGGGTTTTACCCAAAAATCATTAATGATGTAACTAAGTTGGTTGGTTACAATCCTCCGTTCCCTAACTATTCACAAACAGAAATTACCAACGCTCAGCAAGGAACAATCGACTTAGGGGGTGATGGATTGAAGATAGGTAAGAATAACAACTCAACAGTAACATTCCCTGTTGGTAAGGTAACAAATGATTTAACTACGTCATATTCAATACAAAATTGGTATACTTACTACGACAATATAGATACAGGTGAACAGGAAAATTATCAAAAGTGTCTTGTTTACCCATCTGTAGGTGGGTTGGGTTTCTCACAATATGGTTACGAGAAAAAGAATAATAATGGTGTTGTAAATGGTAACCCACTTGACCAAACCTTATATGATGGTTCGGTAAAGGCTTTATGGGGGTTATCACACTATGGATATTTTGACCATTCAAACGTTCAAAAGCCGTCGTATGATGAATACATTAAAATTATTAATACAAATTCTGATACACAAAATCAGTTTAACTTATCTCACCAGGCTGAGTATTCAACTATCGAAGATTTGTTTGGTGTGTTTACAAAAGAAGAGTTGGACACATTTGAGAGAGAGTTTTTGAAATTCTCACAAGCGGTTCCTGATAGTGGTGACCCAGTTTCGGTTTCGCATGGTGTTCCATCCCCAAGTATTTTCCCATCATTTAGAAACATTAAGGGTATGATGAAAAATTTATTCTTAATTGACCAACCTGTATTGACCGGCAATGAAGATGAGGACGGTAAGAGTATTGCGGAAAAACAGTTATCATATTTTAACAGAAAGATATATGGTTTCATTGCACAAAAATGGTTAATAAAAAGAGGTAACCCCTCTCGTTTTGACCGTAAGATATGGAACTCATTCTCTAACGACATTAATTATCGTCCTGTGGATGCGTTTAACTATGGAACGTATGTTGTTGGTACCTTACCCGATACGACGGGAGCCATCAATTTACAACAAAGTATAACTAACAATCCTGCTGCGTGGGAGGCCATGTATTTGTATGTGGGTCAATACCGTGCACAGGGAATGGTTTATTCAAACTCAGGAAGTTATTTAACAGACTTCTTTATTGATAACAATATTGAGTTTACTGAGGACAATGTTATTAAGTTACATAGGTTGATACAGATGTATGGTTCTAAGAAGATGGAAGACAATACCTACGACGGAACACAGTTTATGTCTGACTTCAACAATTACTTACAGACCTTAAACAAATATCAATCTAATATTCAAAACATCTTATTTAGAACTCTTAATCAAGATTTACCAAATCTAACAGAGTCTCAAGAAAATAAGAGAACTGCATTGGATAGTGATATTGCCAAATTAGAGTTGTGGGAAACATTTAAAGTATTAAATGACAAATGGATTGCTGGTGGGGACTTCCAAAATAGAACTCTATTTGAAGATTTCTTATTCTTAGATAGGGCAAACTTAAACATTGGCGATAAAGTTATTGTGGACGTTACCTCGTTAGCAGGATACCTAAACGCAAAAAATGATAAGAACTCAATATATTCTATATTGGGATTCTTATTACAGAACAACAACTTTATTTTCATGGCGTTACCGTCATACTATAACTTCTACGGTATTACACAACCGAGTCTAACTGCGTCTCCTCAGGATACTGAATCCCCTGGTCAAGAAACATTTGGAACCTTTACTGAGATTGACACCGCAGAAACAAGACCTCGTTTTGTTTGTATGTATACTGATAAGTTATCAGAACACTCAGACCAATCACAAAATATTGATTACAGATTTAAAAGTGACTCCTTCCAAATAGAAAGACCTGGTAGTCCATTAGAGGAAAACCAAGAAGGAAAGACAGACTACTCGTTATCAAATAAAGTGGTGGCATTTAATGTGGACTTTGGAGTTAGAAACCAAAACATATTCCAATCTATAAGTTTGGACCAAGCACAATATAAGGACACTTCAGAATCTTTTGCTATTTTAACTGACATGGCAAACCAAGCCAAAGGTCAAAAAGCCATACAACAATCCACATCATTATTCAACATCTACAAAAACAGAAGTTACTCTGCTCAGATTGTGTCGATGGGTAATATGATGATTCAACCAACAATGTATTTTAACTTGAGATATGTTCCTATGTTTACGGGACCATATTGGATTACCAATGTTGCTCACAGTATTCAGCCTGGTAATTTTACCACTACGTTTGAAGGGGTTAGAGTATCCAAATATTCATTCCCTCAGGTTGATAAGTTGGTGATGAGTGTGAATATTGACATTCTTAGACGACAAGCCGATAAAAACAGAAGAGCGGCACTCACCACTCCGAACTCTGAGACTGAAGGTGCAGAAGTTACTGAGGTTACTGAAACTAACAATCAATCACAATCAACAACAGGTATTACTCAGAATGTGGGTATTCTTGAAAATACGGATGAAGGTGGTGAAGGTAGATGTCAGGGACAAACCAAATATCCTAATTTACCATATCTTACAATTGAAAAAGAATTTGTTTCTTTTGAAGATGTAAAAAATCATCTAAATTCTAAAACATCAAATAATGATGTCATTACTGTTTGTTTTGGTATACCATGGATTGAACAAAAGGCAAATGGGGAGTCAGGATTTAACTCCTTTAACGGTAATATGGTTGGTTTAAGAAGTGATTTAACATGGTCACAATCCGTTTCAAACAAGTTTATTGGACAGGCTTGTTTACGTAGAGGAGATGGTCAGGGATACCTTTCATATGCGTCATTCAGTAGTTCAACGGTTTCGGTAGATATTTTATTTGATAGATTCTCATCGTTAACACAGAGAATAAACCAATTCAAAGGTTATTATGGTACCAGTGGTGATGGGTTGTCTAAGGCGTATGCAGCTACATGGTTAGGTCATTGGAACACAGGATTAGGATATCGTGATGGTGGTTTCCAAAGAGTTATTGATTATGCTAATGGTGAAGGTAAGGATTCATTTGATTATGCTGTGAGTATATATAAATCTGCAATTAACGAGTTAAAACCATAAAATTGAGAAAATTCGGTTTTTCAATATATTTATTAAGAAAATGTTATTATGAACGTAAAATCACTTTTGGATAATTATTTATCTAAAGACACTCGTATTACCGAGAGAGAAGCCGGAAATGGTTACAAAGAAGTATGTGACCTTGACACTGGTGATTGTTACACTGTTCGTATGAAAGACGGACTTATTGAGAGAGTGGACAATACCATGCAACTAAACAGAACACTTAAAGTTGAAACACCTCAGGGGGTTAAGACTTTATTGAATGGTTAAGATAATATAATATGTCAGTAGATAATAAAATTTTAGAAGAGTTAAAAAGATATAACTCAATCAACAAGTATATCACTGAGCAAGACGCAGAGGACCCTGAAACATTGGCTCCTGATGCAGACGCTGAGTTAGATGCTGAAACAGGTGCTGAAGAAATTGCAGAACCTGTTGATGTTGATTCTGACCCTGATGTTGAGAAGGTAGACGATTCGGGTGATGTAGAATCTGACGTTGAAGTTTCATCTGAAGGTGGAACTGAAGAATTGGAAATCACTGATTTGGTAAACAAACAAAACGAAATCTCAGACAAACAAGATGAGTATATGGAATCTATGTTTGATAAGTTGAGTGAGTTAGAAAGTAAACTTTCACAAATGGACCAAATCTTTGATAAGATTAACTCTTTGGAGGACAAAGTTGAAAAATACAGAGAAAAGTCTCCTGAAGAAAAACTACAGTTAAGAAGTTTGGACAGTTATCCATACAATCAGAAGTTAACTGATTTCTTCTCAGATAAAGAAGAGGAGATGGAAAAAACAGGTAAGAACGAATATATTCTAACACCTGATGAAGTTGAGAACTTTTCCGCTGACGAAATTAGAAAGTCATTCAAAGACCCGTTGGAAAACGAGTAATCTATTGACAGTAAATTAATATTTTTCTATACTAAGACCACTCACTATTGGGTGGTCTTTTTTTGTTTTTGATATTTGACTTTAACAGGAATGTGTCTATCTTTTATAGGAGTTTCAAGAGTAACAATTAACAAGAGTAAAAAGAAAAATTATGGGAAATGCACTCGACGCTGTCTTAGCACAGTATGAAAAAAACACCCAAAGCACAGGGGGTGGAAACAAGATGTCTCAAGAAGACAGATTGAAGAGATACTTCACAACGTATCTACCAAAAGGAACCAAGTCAGGTCAAAAGGTTATTCGTATCCTTCCAACCGCTGACGGTTCATCACCATTCAAAGAAGTATGGTATCACGAAGTTCAAGTAGACGGTAAATGGACAAAACTTTACGACCCAGGTAAAAACGATGGGGAGCGTTCACCACTTACTGAGGTTTACGAAGAACTAATATCAACAGGTAAAGAGTCTGATAAAGATTTGGCTCGTCAATACCGTCCACGTAAATTCTACATTGTAAAGGTAATCGACCGTGACAACGAGTTGGATGGACCTAAGTTTTGGAGATTTAAGGACAACTACAAGCAAGAAGGTATTTTGGATAAAATCATTCCTATTTGGAAACAAAAGGGAGATATCACAGACGCAAACGAAGGTCGTGATTTGATTGTTGATTTGGCTAAAGCTAAGACTCCTTCAGGTATTGAATACACAGTTGTTAAGACTATCATGTATGATGACCCATGTCCAATTCACACAGATGCTGCTCAAATGAAAGAGTGGATTGAAGATGAAACAACATGGCAAGACGTATATTCTCAAAAACCTGTTGAGTATTTGGAGGCAATCGCAAGAGGAGAGACACCTGTTTGGGATTCAGAATTGAAGAAATATGTTTACGGTGACGACACAGAAACTACATTCGGTGGAACATCGGCACCAACAACAAAAACAGAAGAGGTAAGTGACCCACAGTCTGAGGCTGAGGTAGATGACGACCTACCATTCTAAAAACACTAATCTGATGGTGGGGATTGTAATGTCCCCACCGTCTTTATTTATTAATCAATATGGCAATTAAGAAAAAAGATTTTCAAAGTATTAAGAAGAAGTTCTCAACTTCTGCAAAATACAAACCCCAAAGATTTTTGGATTTAGGGGACGCTTTTCTTGATGCGGTTGGATTACCTGGCCCTGCGATTGGTCACTTGAATATGTTCTTGGGTCATTCAGATACAGGTAAAACTACTGCGTTGGTCAAAGCCGCTGTTGATGCACAGAAAAAAGGTATTCTACCTGTATTCATTATTACGGAGCAAAAATGGTCGTTTGACCATGCTAAAATCATGGGATTTGAGTGTGAGGAAGTGGTAGATGAAGAAACAGGTGAATTGGATTGGGATGGGTTTTTTATTTTCAATAACAACTTTGATTATATTGAACAAATTACTGACTACATCAATGAACTATTGGACGCACAAGAAAAAGGTGAGTTGGAATATGACTTATTATTCCTATGGGACTCTGTGGGTTCAGTTCCGTGTAAGATGACCTTTGACGGTAAAGGTGGTAAACAACACAACGCGGCAACATTAGCCGATAAGATTGGTATGGGTATCAACCAACGTATTTCAGGGTCACGTAAATCGGATTCTAAATATGAGAACACATTGGTTATCGTAAACCAACCGTGGGTAGAATTACCTGACAATCCGTTCGGTCAACCTAAGATTAAGGCAAAAGGTGGTGAGTCTATTTGGTTAAACTCATCTATCGTATTTTTGTTTGGTAACCAAAAAAATGCGGGAACCAACAAAATTGCTGCGGTCAAAGACAAGAGAAAAGTTAAATTTGCTGTCCGAACCAAAGTTTCTGTGATGAAAAATCACATTAACGGATTGGGTTATGAGGACGGAAAAATTATTGTGACACCTCACGGGTTCTTGGCGGGTAAAGATTCTACCGAAGAGAAAAAATCAATTGAGGAATACAAGTCTGAGCAATCAGAATATTGGAAAGCGGTAATCGGCAAAGACGGCGATTACAAATTGGAAGAAGAAAAAGAAGTGTAACCTTTTAATACAAAGGTTTTGACAAAGACATTATTAGTAGACGGCAACAATTTATTCAAAATTGGTTTTCATGGGGTTCGTGATTATTACCACAAAGGTAATCACATTGGTGGTTTATATCACTTCGTCAACACCCTCAGAAGATTCATCGAAGAAGATAACTATGATAAGGTAATCGTTGTTTGGGACGGAGAAAACAACTCTTCCCAACGACGACTTATCTATGCCGACTATAAAATGAATCGTAGACAATCTTTAAATGAACAAAAGAAAGCGTCTTACGATTGGCAAATGTCAAGAACCAAACAGTATTTGGAGGATATGTTCATTCGACAACTGGAAGTCGAAGGGTGTGAAGCGGACGATGTGATTGCATATTATTGCAACATTTCAGAAGATGAACACAAAACTATATTTTCGTCAGATAAGGACCTTACACAACTTATCTCAGAGAAGGTGACAATCTACTCACCGAGTGAGAAAAAGTATCTTAAACAAGGGGAAAAGATTAATCTAAAGGACATTTCAATTCCACACGAGAACATTAAAACATTTAAGATTATATCGGGGGATAAATCCGACAATGTTGATGGTATTCAATACATGGGTGAAAAGACTTTTGTGAAATTATTTCCTGAGATAGTTGATAAAGTCCTTACTGTTGAGGATATTTTAAGTCAGGCTGAAGAACTACACTCAAGTGATAAGAACAACCGAGCGTTACAGAACTTATTAAGTGGGAAAACAAAATCAGGAGTTTATGGTGAAGAATTTTTTCTAATCAACAAAAAGCTCATAGATTTGTCGGACCCAATCATTAGTGAGGAAGGTAAGGAAGAAGTTGAGGACTATTACCGAGAAAGTTTGGACCCTGATGGTCGAGGATACAAGAATCTAATGAGAATGATGATGGATGACGGTATCTTCAAATACTTACCCAAACGAGATGATGCTTGGGTAAATTTTTTACAACCTTTTATGAAGTTAACTAGAAAAGAAAAAAAACGTTTTAAAAACAAAAAGTAAGATTATGAAAAATCAAAATGATGTAACTAAAATGGAGTTTTTGTTGACCTTGAATGACAACATTGTTGTTCAGCGTTACTACAATGTTCGTGGGTATAATCCAAAAGCTCGTAAGAGTATTGAGATGGTCAGAACAGTAGAAGAAATCTCTAACAAATTGATTGCGAGTTTAAAGGATAAGACATTGGTTTACATGTTGGACCACTACAACCAAATAGCGTTGGACCCAGCAATCCTTGACACGTCAAATACCGACGGACCGGAACATTTTAACATCTATATTAAACTTGGTGATGAGACAATTTGTCATAAAATTATTGACGCAAAATTATTCCCACCAAAAATAAGATACACCGTAGACATACGTCCGCAACTAAAAAGTGTGCTTCGGGCTCTAACTGACATCTTCTCGACTGAAGATTTAACTTACCAATACATGGATTATCAGTTAGCTTAACTATATTTATATTTTACCCAACAGAAATTTTATTGATATGTCAAAAGAAATCAACTTCGGATACCTCGGAAACTCCTTCCAATTACAACTACTAAATAACATCATTGTTGACAAGGATTTCTCAAATTCGATTGTAGATGTTTTGGACCCGAAGTATTTTGATAATCAATATTTCAAGCTAATGATGCAAATGGTCAAAGAGTATTATCAGAAGTATGAACATGCTCCGACCTTCGCAACATTAGAACAACTTACAAAAAGTGAGATTTCCTCTCCTATGGCTCAAAAAATGGTCCTTGATACCATCTCAGAGGTAAAAGAGGCACCAATTGAAGGTTCTACTTTTGTTCAAGAAAAGTCACTGAAGTTCTGTAAACAACAAGAATTACAGAAGGTGATGAGTAAAGCTCAAAAGATTATAGACAAAGGTGATTTTGAGTCTTATGACCATTTGGAAGAGATGGTTAGAGAGGCACTTCAGGTGGGGGAAGTTGATACTGGAACAGCAGATGTTTTTTCAAACTTAGATGTGGTTTTGGACGACGATTATCGTCATCCAATCCCGATGGGAGTTCCAGGTATTGATAACCTACTTAAAGGTGGTTTAGCTAAGGGTGAAATTGGTGTAATTTTGGCTCCAACAGGTGTTGGTAAGACGACGTTCTTAACGAAGATTGCTAACAACGGATTCAACTTGGGTTACAATGTTTTACAGGTATTCTTTGAGGATAACCCAAAGATTATTCAGAGAAAACATTTTACCCTATGGACAGGAATTGCACCTGATGACCTTTCTAACCACAGAGATGATGTGATGACTAAGGTGAAAGAGATTAAGGAAAAAACTAAGAACAGTTTGATTCTTAAAAAACTTCCTTCGGATACTTTGACTATGAATCAAATCAAAAACCAAATTCGCAAGATGATTGCAGAGGGAAATAAGATTGATATGATTGTGTTGGATTACATTGATTGTATCACTCCTGATAAGAATTTGGGTGATGAATGGAAGAGTGAAGGTTCTGTGATGAGAGCGTTTGAAGCGATGTGTCACGAATTGGATATTGTGGGTTGGACTGCAACTCAAGGTAACCGTTCATCAATTTCTTCTGAGGTGGTAACAACAGACCAAATGGGTGGTTCTATTAAGAAGGCTCAGGTAGGTCACGTAATTATCTCAGTTGCTAAGTCTCTAACTCAAAAAGAGATGAATCTTGCCACCATTGCGATTACGAAGTCTCGTATCGGAAAGGATGGAATCATCTTCGAAAATTGTAAGTATGATAATGAAATGTTAGTTATCGATACTGAACAGAGTATGACTTTCTTAGGTCACGAGGAACAGAAAGAAGAAAAAAATCGAGACAGAATTAAAATGTTGATGGAAAAACGTCAACAAAGAGAGTCTCAAAATAATTAAGTAAAAATATAGGTATGGAAAGTTTAGTTAACGCAGTTAGTAAGGACATCCGCTATGTCGTAAAAAGAAGCGGTGAAAAAGAAGTATTCGATACCACTAAAATCGAAAGAGCGGTTATCAATGCAATGAATGGTATTGATAAGGTTGACACTGAGATGGCTGAAAAGATTGCAAGAATTTCTACAAAAGCGATTTTTAGAAGTAATAAAGAGCACGTCCCTCATGTTGACGAGATTCACGATATGGTTGAAAACAAACTGATGGACAACGGATTGAACGACGTTGCCAAAGAATATATCATTTATCGTTCTAAGCATAGACCAAATATCTTTAGCAAAAGAGTAAACTTAAAACCTTATGACTACCCTAATCTTAATGAATATGTGGATGCTATTCGTCATTCATACTGGGTACATACGGAGTTTAACTACACTTCAGATATTCAGGACTATAAAGTTCACCTTAACGAAAAAGAGAGAAGTGCGGTTGAAAGAGCGATGCTTGCAATCTCTCAGATTGAGGTGGCGGTTAAAACCTTTTGGGGTGATATCTACAAAAGAATGCCGAAACCAGAGATTGGTAACGTAGGTGCTACATTTGCAGAATCAGAAGTAAGACACGCAGATGCGTATTCTCACTTAATTCAATTGTTGGGATTGAATGGGGAGTTTGAAAACTTATTGGAGGTTCCAGCAATTAGAAGAAGAATCAAATATCTTGAGAAATCTATCTCAAACTCAAAATCTGTGGAAAACAGAGACTACTTTGAGTCTGTAGTATTGTTCTCAATGTTTGTGGAGAATGTTTCATTGTTCTCACAATTCTTAGTTATTATGTCATTCAACAAACATAAAAACGTCCTAAAAGGTATTTCAAATGCTGTTGAGGCAACATCAAAAGAGGAGAACATTCACGCTGAGTTTGGATTTGATTTGGTTAATCTTATCAAATCAGAAAACCCTGATTGGTGGACACCTCAATTGATTGAAGATTTAATTGTTGCAACAAATGAAGCTTATGAGGCTGAAAGTGAAATCGTTGACTGGATTTTTGAAAAAGGAGATTTAGGATTTTTGACGAAATCTCAGACAATGGAGTTCATTAAACATAGATTCAACGTATCTTTGAACTCAATCGGTATTGACAGTATTTTTGAAATCAATGAACCATTGTTGGAAACAACTGAATGGTTTGACGACGAAATCCTAACCACCAAACATACAGATTTCTTTAACAAAAGAAGTATTAACTACAGTAAGAAATCTAAATCAATAACATCAAACGATTTATTTTAATATAAAAACTAAAAAATATGAACGACAGAAAACCTTTTGATTGGATTAATGAGGAATCGATAACATTCCTTAGAAGAGGGTATTTGAGTGAAGGTGAAGAACCTTTAGAGAGGATTAGAACAATTGCAGAACATGCAGAAAAGTTGTTAGGTATTGAAGGGTTTGCAGATAAATTCTACGACTATATGGGTAAAGGATGGTATTCACTATCTTCACCAGTATGGGCGAACTTCGGAAAGAAGAGAGGATTACCTGTAAGTTGTTTTGGTTCTAACATCGGAGATAATATTGAATCAATTTTGTATACACAAGCTGAAGTTGGTGAGATGAGTAAGATGGGCGGTGGTACCTCAGGATACTTCGGAAACATTCGTGGTCGTGGTGCTGAGATTACAGATAATGGACATGCACCTGGTGCGGTTCACTTTATGAACCTATTTCAGAGTGTTGTGGATAACATCTCTCAGGGCTCAACTCGTCGCGGTCGTTTTTCACCATATCTCCCTGTTGAACATCCAGATATTATGGAGTTCTTGGAGATTGGAACTGAAGGGTTCCCTATTCAGGACCTAACACATGCGGTCACGGTGACTGATGAGTTTATGGAAGATATGATTGCTGGTGACGATAAAAAACGAGCAATTTGGGCTAAGGTCATTCAAAGACGTGGTGAGATTGGTTATCCATATATCATGTTTGCTGACACAATGAACAAAAACACAGTAGACGTTTACAAAGACAATGACGCGAAGATTTACAACTCTAACCTATGTTCTGAGATTGCACTTCACAATTCTGAAGAAGAGTCATTTGTTTGTGTGTTGTCATCAATGAATGTTCTTCACTATGATGAGTGGAAAGACACAGATGCTGTTGAGATTATGACAATGTTCTTAGATGCGGTTGTTACTGAATTCTTAACTAAGATTGAGGACATCAGAGACAATGGAACTATCGAGGGTAAGAGAGGATTCTTCTATTTGGAGAAAGCTTACAACTTCGCTAAAAGACAAAGAGCGTTGGGTCTTGGAGTGTTAGGGTGGCATTCATTCCTACAGAAAAGAGGATTACCATTTGATACTCGTGAGACTGCAAGATTGAACGTTGAAGTGTTCAAACTAATCAAAGATAAGTCATACGCGGCATCTGAAGAATTAGCTAAGATGTTTGGTGAACCTGAATACTTGGAAGGTTACGGTAGAAGAAACGTTACGTTGAATGCAATTGCTCCAACAACATCTTCAGCGTTTATCTTAGGTCAGGTATCACAATCAATTGAACCAATTTGGTCTAACTGTTACGTTAAGGACGTTGCTAAGATGAAGGTAACTATTAAGAATCCAATTCTTAAAGAGTTGTTGAGTGAGATGGGTAAAGACACCAAAGAGGTGTGGAATAGTATCAAACAAAACGACGGTTCAGTTCAGCACTTGGACTTCTTAACTGATGACCAGAAAGATATCTTTAGAACTTTTGCTGAGATTAATCAATCGTCTATCATCAACCAAGCTGCGGTTCGTCAGTCTTATATTGACCAATCTCAGTCATTGAATTTGATGATTTCACCTGACATGCCGACAAAGGATGTAAACAAACTTCTTATCGACGCATGGCAGTTGGGAGTTAAAACATTATACTACCAACACTCAATGAACTCGGCTCAAGCTTTCTCAAGAAAGAAACTTAACTTGAACGACTTACAATGTGTGGCTTGTGAGGGTTAATTGTTAAAAAACACAATCATTTAATATAAAAGAGGACTTCGGTCCTCTTTTTTTTATAATTTAATCAGTTAAGATATTTATGAGATATGGCACAGGGCAAAACATACGGAGTTAACTTTCCATTTAGAGACAGTAGATATGGTAAATTTCTTTCATTATCGCAAGATGCGGATGAAGAAATAAGAACTGACCTATTGCATTTAATCTTAACACGAAAGGGTAGTAGGTATTATTTACCTGATTTCGGCACACGTATCTATGAATTTATATTTGAACCAATGGACGGTTTGAGTTTTGAGGCAATTAAGGCGGATATCCGTGATGCCGTCGACAAATATCTGCCAAATTTAATAATTAACGAAATTAGTATCACTCCTTATTTAGAAGATTTAGAAGCTCAAGGAGAAATAAATATGGACAATATAGGTGTTGGAGGGATTTATAGGGTTCCGGGAAGAGGAACTGAGGAATACACTGCGAAGGTTAGAATAGATTATACTATTACTGATAGCACTTTTGAGAGTAAAGATTTCATAATAATCAATATTTAATAGTATATGGCAGACAAGAGAATTTCATATACCGATAGAGACTTTGAAAGTCTAAGACAGGACTTAGTCAATTATACGAGACAGTATTACCCCGAACTTATTGATAACTTCAATGATGCGTCGGTGTTCTCTGTATTTATGGACCTTAATGCTGCAATTGGTGATAACTTACATTATCATATTGACCGTAGTATCCAAGAGACTGTTTTACAATATGCACAACAGAGGTCATCTATCTTTAACATCGCCAGAACTTATGGTCTTAAAATACCAGGTAACAGACCGTCCGTAGCCTTAGTTGATTTTTCAATTACAGTTCCTGCCTTTGGTGACCAAGAAGATACTCGTTATTTGGGAGTATTAAGAGCGGGGTCACAAGCCATTGGTGGTGGTCAGGTATTTGAGAATGTTGAGGACATCGACTTCTCATCACAATACAATTCAGATGGTTATCCAAACAGAACAAAGATACCAAACTTTGATTCAAACAATAACCTCATTAATTATACAATTACCAAAAGAGAGGTTGTGGTTAATGGGACAACTAAAGTTTTCAAAAAGGTTATTACACCAAATGAAGTAAGACCATTCTACGAGTTCTTCTTACCTGAAAAAAATGTATTGTCAATCACTTCTATTATTCAAAAGGATGGGGTGTCTTACCAATCAACTCCTTCATACAGTGACTTTATCAATTCACCTAACAAATGGTATGAGGTAGATTCATTAGCGGAGCCGAGAGTTTTTGTTGAAGACCCTTCAAAACCTTCTGACGAGCCAGGTATTAAGGTGGGTAGATATATTGAAACGGATAATAAGTTTATTACGGAATATACTCCTGAAGGGTTTATGAAGGTTCAATTCGGTGGTGCTACGGTAACACCTGATGAACAACTTGCTGAGTTTGCAAATACAGGTATTCCATTAAGAGTTCAGGATTATCAAAACAATATTGCATTAGGTAAGACGGTTAAGGCAAATACCACAATATTCGTAAAATATAGAGTTGGTGGTGGTTTATCCTCAAACGTTGGTGTAAACTCAATCACTCAGGTTGGTAATACTAACTTCTATGTGAATGGACCTTCTAACAATATTAACCAAAATGTTATCAACTCATTGAATGTTAGAAACGTAACTGCCGCTATTGGTGGTGCTAATCAACCATCAATTGAGGAAGTGAGAAACATGGTATCTTTCAACTTTGCGGCTCAGAACAGAGCGGTTACAGTAAATGATTACAATGCGTTGGTTAAGAGAATGCCGGGTAAGTATGGTGCACCTGCAAAGGTTGCAATTACCGAAAAAGACAATAAGATTAACATTGAAATATTATCTTATGATGAGTCAGGTAAGTTAACACAACAGGTTTCAAATACATTGAAACAAAATATTGCGAATTACTTATCCAACTATCGTATGATTAACGATTATATCTCAGTAAATGTTGCGAAGGTTATTGATTTGGAATACGACATATCTGTGGTATTAGAATCTTCAGAAAACCAAGGTCAAATTATTACGAGAATCATTGATGTTGTGAATAATGCGATGTCACCGGCTGTTAGAGATTTGGGTGAGAATGTTTATGTTTCAGAAATCCGTAGAGATATTCAAAATGTTGCGGGTGTTGTTTCATTAACATCTATTGATGTCTACAATAAGGTTGGTGGTCAATATTCTTCGTCAGAAACGTCACAATCATATTCAAACAGTTCAACACGTCAGATTCAACTTGTTGACGATACTATTTTTGCTGAACCTTCACAGGTTTATCAAGTTCGTTTCCCTGAGAAAGATATCAAGGTGAGAGTTAAGAACTTGAAAACTGTAAGTTTCTCGTAAGTTTATTTACATAGACACCTTATAAACTATTTTAAAATTGGATAAATGGCTATTTATCTGAAAAGAAATTTCCTATGCCAAAATCGTATAGATTAAAAACCAAAATCGGGGTAGACCAAAGTATTCGTGTCAATATTGAGCAAGATTTTGACTTTCTTGAGGTCTTATCGTTGAAACTTAGACAAGAAGATGTGTATACTCGTTTTTGTGCCGATTACGGTGTGGTAATTGGTAGGGTCGTAGCCAACGGTGGATATGGTATTCCTAATGCGAATGTATCAGTGTTTGTTCCTGTGGAGGATATGGACTTAGAAGACCCCGTTATCTCATCTCTATATCCATACAGAAGTCCTGAAGAGAAGAATGAGGATGGGTTTAGATACAACCTTCTTCCTTATACTCAGGAATATGGTGGACATACACCAACGGGAACATTTCCAACACGCCAAGATGTTATTTCACGTCAAGAGGTATTAGAAATCTACGAAAAATACTATAAGTTCAGTGTAAAAACCAATGAGTCAGGTGACTTTATGATTGTTGGTGTTCCATTAGGGATGCAAAAGGTGATTTTAGATTTGGACTTATCTAACATGGGGTGCTTCTCATTGAGGCCACAGGATTTAATTAGAATGAATCGTGGTGTTCAGGACCAATTTAATGGCTCACAGTTCAAATCATCATCAGACTTAGCGTCCTTACCTCAGATTGTCAATCAGGTGAAAGATGTTGATGTGGCTTCGTTTTGGGGTCAAGAGGATTTGTGTAACATTGGTATTACTCGTGTTGATTTTGATTTAAGAGATTTAAATATCGAGATTGAGCCGACTGCGGTGTTTATGGGTTCTATATTCTCATCTGCTGATAATCAGATGTTGAGGAAAAATTTTAAGCCG